CCTGTATATGATCTCTCTGATCGGGATGATAACGGGATACTCGATAATCCTGGATCCGTCTTATATGAGATGCCAACGAGAACGGGCCAACGCGATTCGCACAACTGGAGTGGCGGACTTTCGATGCAAATGACCATCCCGCTTGATGGTGGTCTACAAGCACGATGCAAGGCAATGGTTGATGCCAACATTAAACTGCATCAGCAAAACGTACAAACGCGAAGATTAGAGTACGAAATCGCAAGACTTAAGAACTGCGGGGAACTAAAGCTTAAAGGCATTGAGTTTCACCCCAAGTCGCCTTATTTTGCTGTCTGCGCTGACGTAGTAATCAAACCCAAGCCTGGCCAAGTCCTACAGCACAAACACGCTATCCCTTCCTCTTTGCCCGTTGAGCTTTCCGGCGCTCCAACACCGATACAGGTTCAACCTTTCGCCCCAGCATCTTTGACGCCTTAGTCAGTCCTTTCTTGACCGCAGGCTTGACCAGCTTCAACAAAAATGGCGTCGCTAGACCTGCTGCAACACCAACTGATGCAGTAAGAGCAACAGTCGTTGCAGCCGGTAATGACGGCACAGCGTTTATCATCTGTTCAGGCAACTTGATTGATTCGTATAGGACGACGCATTTACCGTCCTGAATCTCATAGCCCGAAATTCTTTTGTTACCACCTTGAATAACCGTACCAACCCCCTTGGACCTCAAGGGAGGACACCTAGGATCCTCGTCAATTGCCACTTTCGGCTTGGGAAGATTCGGCGTGGCTGGCGATGGCGCTTGTGGTGTCTCAGGCGTCGAAGTTTCTGGCAACGGAGCGACTGGATCAAAAACTAGCTCCTCCGGCCTGTAGTCCATCGCATTGAAACTAGGCAGGTCCACAATCGGAACGCCAATGTTCACCGTGACTGGTGGAGCGGTTGGAATCGACATTGGAGCTGGTCCGTTCCAACTCCGAATCTCGTTGATCCCAATCGTGCGAATCTCAGGCATTGCCCTGCAACCTGGCGATCAACCGATCCAGATACCAACTGGCCTTGCCTGCATCCTGGAGCGCATTGCCCTTATGCCACATCCTCAGTAAATACTTGAGTGTCTGGCCCAGCAGATAACCGCTCACAACGTCGTCAGCGTCATGAACGGCATCCTCAATCACCTCAATAACCTCAACACGACCTTGGTTGTAATGGTCTGGCGAATTGATCAGATCTGACATTAAAAAGGCAAAGCAGGACCGGTTTCAGTTGGTAGCGCAGGCATCATCTCTTTGACTTGCCCAGGCATTGCATCTGTCACCGCTCCAGAAACTAACTCACCGACCAGAGCCTTAGCCTCATCTATTGCCTGTTGTTTCAGTTCTGGCAGCTTGCTGACCGCGTAGAAGCTTGTGCCAACCAACGCTCCAGACATTGCGAATGACAGGACGCTGATCACGTTGAATAGTTTTTGCATAAAAAATTCCCTAGCAGTGTGAGGCTACTAGGGAAAGCATCAGGACTTTAACTTAGAAGGCGTACTTGGCACCAAGCTTGCCGCCGTAGCTGTTGTTCAAGTCGCCAGTGATTCCAGCAAGCTCTGCATAGACAGAAACCTTGTCAGTAGTAGCAACTGAACCCCCGATTTTGCCGGAAAATTCCATCTCGGAATCCATGCCATCGACTGAGACGAAAGCAGGTCCACCCTGCACGTAGACGCTGTAAGGGCCTTCGCTGTGCTCATAACCCAATGCTGCCTCTGTAACATTTCCGGTGTAATCAGAACCGACCCAACCAGCATTGGCTTCAACGTTCACATAAGGACCGGCAACAGCAGCAGACGCTCCAAATGCAAGAGCAGCCGCAGCGCAAGAAAAAGATTTGATCATGAAACTAAGCAAAACCACTCAGAGTTTACTTGCCTTGGCTCCTAAGTGGCTTCCTTCCATGGGACGGTTTAGTCATCGGTGCTCATTGTGTGGCTGTGCTTCTTCATCAGCCCTGTATACAAACCGTGCATTGGATGATCCTTATCATCACGGCCTTCGTATTTATACAGAGCTTCGATCCAAGCCTGCTTGTTTCGCATCACTGGAACATCTTCCGCTCCAGGTTTACCGGGGATCATTGGGTCAGGGCGCTTCATTAAACAACGGTCCAGGTGCTACCAGACGTTACCGTAACTGTGACGCCTGACGCAATAGTGATCGGGCCTGCGCTCATTGCATTCTTACCAGAAGTAATTGAATAATTTGTAGATATAGTTTGTGAGTTTTCGTAGATGCAATCGTCGGCGACAGTACCTCCGCCGCCTGCAATTTCAGCTACAGAGTTGTCGTCTTTTTTAGTAAAAACAACGCCTGTGTCTGTTCTAATGGCAAGTTCGCCAACAACTAAATCTGAGGCGCTTGGGTCTGAACCGCTTGCGCGTTTGTGCTTAATTGTGTTTGCCATCAGTCGCTCCGATCAATAGGTGCCGCCATCGACAACGTAAGAACTAGCAGTCCCGTTGGCGATAAAAGTGATTAGATCGGATAACGCAACCTGTTTCATAGTGCCCGCATCGTTCATCACCATGCGATCAGCAGCTGCAAGCGTCGTTGAAGTTGCAGCCGTTCCACCATCAATAATGTTCAGCTCGGTGGTGGTAACTGTTGCCCCGTCGAGAATCCCAATTTCAGTTGAGGTCAGCGCAGCGAGTGCAGATGCACCGCCTGACTGGCATGAAGAGAGAGTTGTTAAATCAGCATCAAGAGCTTGCTTTGCGTCTAGCTGAGTTTGAATGTTGGACGTAACTCCATCGACATAATTAAGCTCAGCAGTTGATAGCGTTGCACCATCAAGGATTGCAACCTCTGTAGAAGTAAGCGCGGCAAGAGCGGCTGACGCTCCAGATTGACAACTAGAAAGATTTGTTAGATCAGCTGCAAGCGTTTGAGCCCCGATGCTGGTCCGAGCAGTTGCACCAGTCTCAAGGACAAAGTTGCTGCCATCACCAACAATAAAACCGCCATTGGTTACCGCAAGACCCGCAACATCAGCGAGTTGTGCGTCAAAAGCTTGAACGTCGCTTCCGATTGCAACACCCAAGGCCGTCCTAGCGGCAGATGCAGAAGTTGCACCCGTTCCACCATCACCAACTGCCAGCGTTCCGGTAATGCTTGAAGCGTCTAACTTCAGAGCGATTTCGGCAGACTCAATAACAAGACCGCCGTTTGATTTCAGATCGGCGGATAATACGTTGGCTGTTTTCTGAAGGCCATCGCCTGCGGTGATTTGACCAGCGCCTGAGAACTGAGTAAAACTCAGAGCGGTGGTGCCAACCGTGATTGTTCCGTCAGTGGTCAGGACAAAGCCCTGATCCGCTCCAACCGTGCCCTGCTCAACAAAGACAAACGCACCAGAAGTTACTTCGCTATCGGCGTCAAAATCACTGGAGCGTGCCCAAGTGCCGGACTTGCAGTCGTAAATTCCGTTTTGTGATCCGGTTGACTGGTTTTTAACCAGAACACGCTCATCAGCAGAAACAGCAATGCCGTCGATGGTCTGCGTACCAGACAGCGTGATGTTTGCTGTGGTCGTAACTTTGACCGAGCCTTTTACGTCCAGCCCGGTCTTGACTGCATCGACATAAGCTTTGGTCGCTGCGTCCTGTGCCGAAGTCGGATCAGTAACGTTCGTTAGCTTGTTCGAGTTGATGTCGATGTTGCCCGTTGGGGCCGCCATCTGATCCAGACGGTTTACCCGAACACCAGTGTCGAAATCACTGATTTGTGTATGGGCAATGCTTGGTATATCAGCAGCAACTAGCGACCTAAATGTTGGGTTTGCGTCAGACCCTGTTGTTGGACCAGCTAAGACAAGGTTTGCACCTTTGGCGTCGGTCTTGGAGATAAACGCGCCAGAACCACCAATCGTGATGATTGAGGTGGCTACTCCAGACCCGTTATCACCAAAGCCATAATAGAGTTTCAGATCTGACTCATTCAGAGCTAGTTCTGAGCTGGCCAGGGACGAAGGAGCCCCATCTGCGCCAGAGGCGGCCCTTTTCTTGATGCGTAGGGTGTTTGCCATGGCTTAGAAGTTTCCGCCCTCTACTAGGGACAGTTTAGTGGTGGTCGTGTCCGCCTTAAACTCCCCAGCTGATGAGTCGTAATAGACGATGCTGTTATCTATCTTAGCGTCTCCGTTAAAAACAAAACCAGCGGCTGTAGGGCCTTGCGGACCTGTAGTGGTAATCGAGACAGTGTTTGTCGCCGTATCTTCGACAACTACTGTTTTGCCGTCTGTTGTAACGCTGACCGCTGTCATGGTTCCGTATACCCCTCAGATACCAAAATAATGCCCTCAAGGTAATACTCGCGCAGGTCGCTTCCGTTTTCGAGGAGCACGTCGTAATACAGCTCATCTATAAACGTTGCCGTCTGAGCGTCCGTCAGGCTGATTGTGATCTTGCCGTTGGTTCGGTCTGTGTAAGCGACTGTAAAGTCCGCATATTTTTTAGACCGCGCTCTATTCCAAGCTTGCGCGTAAGCCGTAAACCCTGTCAGGTTTATAGCTGCGTCGTTGCTGTCCTTAAATTGAAGGATCACGCTCCAATCAGCACGCCGCTGAAGCGTGAAATTATATGTCCCAGGGTTAACAGCCATTCAAAGCACCTCCTGAGACAAGTCTAACCTTTCTACGCGTATGGGCTATTGCCTAAAAGGCTTGTATCCCATGCGGCTTTCAATTCGTCAGCCGTGCTTGCAGCATTAATTGCTGCTGCGGCAGGTGCATCACGCAAGGCTTGCTTTGCTGTGACAATTGCAGCAGTGTCAGCACTGGTCTCTTGAGCACGAGTGAACTCAAGATCCTTTGCCTGCAATAAAGGCAGACGTGCCACGCGAACATTCTCGCGATGGATGGTTTTGGCTTTGGTTAGATCGAGTCCGATAGGCATGTCAGCTCTCCGTGTAGGTCCAGGCGTTGCGGAATGAACGGTCGCTTGGTACGTCCGCTACATCCACAATTTGATATGCCTTACCAGAAGGCACATCTTTGCGGGCGATCTCTTCGACGCTTAGGCCGCAGTTGTCAGACGGAACGATGACAGAAACGCCACCGTCGTCATTGGGGAAAATAATACGTTTGTCGCTCATGGCTTAACTGGCCAGGTAGGGTTTGCAGGATCGCTGGTGTTAGCGGGAAGATCCCGTAACGCCTGACGATAAGCCTGCATGTCTGCACTAAGAGTAGCGTCAGACAACGCAAGATAATC